TGAAGGTTGACCCGATGGTGCCGTTCGACCGGTTCAAAGAGTTCAAGGAATTGTTCGAGGATGAGCACCGCGGCGTAGCGAACGCGTATAAGACGCTGTTTTTGGGTGGTGGGGCGGACGCGACGGTTGTGGGGTCTGACCTGCGGCAACTCGACTTCAAGATGACGCAGGGTGCGGGGGAGACGCGTATCGCGGCGGCCGCTGGGGTTCCACCGGTAATTGTCGGGTTAAGCGAAGGTTTGCAGTCCGCGACCTACAGTAATTACGCTCAGGCCCGTCGGCGTATGGCCGATGGGACCATTCGGCCGTTGTGGCGGTCAGCCGCCGGTGCGCTCGGGAACATCATTAAACCGCCGCGCGGAACCGCGCATTTGTGGTACGACGACCGCGACATTCCGTTCCTCCGCGAAGACCGCAAAGACGCCGCCGAAATCCAGCAAGTCATGGCGGCCACCATCAACTCCTATGTGACGGCCGGGTACACCCCCGAATCGGCCGTCGACGCCGCCGTCGCCGAGGACCCCACCCTCCTCGTCCACACCGGCCTGTACAGCGTGCAGCTGCGCCCGCCGGCGCTCGAGCTCGCCACCTCAACCCTCCCGGACGTGCCCATCACCCAGGAGAACGTCCCCGAGCCTGGCCCGATCGACACCGTCCCGCACGTCAAACCGAACAACGATCCCGGCAACGTCCCCACCAAGCCCAACTCCAACCCTGGGCATGTGGACACCACAACGTCTGGAGACAAGTAAATGGAAACCCTCCGCGACCTGGTGGTCGTCCGTTCCGCCGCCCTGCCCACCCTGTTCCGCGACCTCGAGGACATGAACGAGGCCGCGCAGAACAGCAGCCTCATGGTCGTCCGGTTCTCACCGTTCGACACCTGGTACGAAATCGACTCCATGTTCGAGGGCCGGTTCTGCGAACGCACCGTCCGCGGCGCGTTCGCGAAAACGATGCGCGAGTCCGGCCGCAACGCGAAGGTGTTCTTCAACCACGGCCACGACATGTCCATCGACGAGAAACCGCTGGGGAAAATCGTCGACCTGCGCGAGGACACCGACTCCGCCGTCGGCGAGGTGCGGCTGTTCACCGAAGCCTCCTACGTGCGGGACCTGATGCCCGCCATCCGCGAAGGCGTCCTCGGCTCCAGCTTCATGTTCCGCGTGGAGAAGGACGACTGGGACGACAACCCCGAGCGTTCCGCGCACAACCCTGACGGACTCCCCGAGCGAACCATCAAAGAGGTTCGCTTGCTGGAGTTTGGGCCGGTCACCTGGCCGGCTAACCCGGCCGCAACCGTAGGGATGCGGTCGGTGACAGATGAGTACTACGAGCACATTCGTTCGCGGGACCCGGAACGTTACAACGACCTCCGGGCCCGCGCGGTTGCTCTCCGCACTCCCAAGCCGCAGGAAGCCGACCTCAGGGCCACTTCCGACGCCAACGGAGCCGCACCCGAAAGTGACGACGAGCCGGCCCCCCAGCCACTCGGACTGTCCCCCTCCCAGCGAGCCGCGCGTCTGCGCGAGCTCCGCTTCCCCTTCCTAAAGGAGACAGCCTGATGAACCCCAAGGTTCAGGAGCTGCGGGCCCGTATCGCAGAGATCGAGGCCGAGCTTCGCACCATCCACGAAACCGCTGGCGACGAACCCCTCGACGAGGAGCGCACCGCCAAGTGGGACGAACTCGACGGCGAGCGTGAAGCCGCCATCGCCGAACTCGAAACCCTCGAGGCCAGGCTGGCGAAGCTCGAACAGTTCGCCAAGCACGACGAGAACACCGAACGCGGCGACGCCAACCAGCCCGTCCGCGGCGCCCCCGAGGTCATGAAGCGGGTCGACCCGTTCGACGACATCGACGTCCGGTCGATGAAGCCACACGAGGCCCGCGACCGCGCCCTCAAGGCTCTGGACACCCCGGAGCTGACCGAGCACCTGACCGACGCCAAGCGGGAGCAGCTGAACGGCTACCTCCGCAAGCACACCCAGAACCTGCGCGGTTCGGACATTGCGCGGCGGCTGCTGGTCACCGAGCACCCCGACTACCACTCGGCGTTCGTCAAGGGCGTGTCCCGCACCAACCCGGCGTTCACCACCGACGAGGTGGCGGCGCTGGAGCGGTACGAGGAAGTCCGCGCCATGTCCATCGGCACGGACGCGGCCGGCGGTTTCGGAGTTCCTGTACTCATCGACCCAACGATCCTGCTCACGGCGCAGGAGTCCCCTAACGACATCATTCGTCTCGCGCGTGTGGAGACCATCACGAATGATGAGTGGAAGGGTGTCTCCAGCCCGGGTGTGACCTGGTCGTTCGACGCTGAGGCGGCCGAGGTAAGCGACGATTCGCCGACCCTCGCCCAGCCGAACGTTGTCGCGCACAAGGCGCAGGGATTCATCCCGTACAGCATCGAGGTCGGGATGGACTACCCGAACTTCGCCGCGGAAATGTCCACGCTGCTCAACGAGGGATACCTCGAGCTGCTGGCCAGCGCCCTCACCACCGGTTCTGGCACTAACCAGCCGTTCGGTATTGTCACCGCCCTGGACGCGAACACAAACGTGGAGCTCACCCCGACCACGGATGGCGCGTTCGGCGCGGTTGACCTGTACCGCACGTGGGACGCGCTGCCGATTAAGTACCGCAACCGCGGTGACCGGGTGGCGTGGATGTCGTCCACGGACGTGATGAATGAGGTGCGCCAGTTCGGTGCCACGCTCGGTTCGAGTTTCACGGTTGACCTGACCGAGGAAGCCGTTCCGCGTTTGTTCGGGCGCCGCTATTTCGTCAACGACTACATGGCCGACTTCACCGGCACCACTGGTGCGTCGAACCTTCTGGTCCTTGGCGACTGGCAGAACTATTTGGTGGCGCAGCGCGCGGGCATGAGCGTTGAGCTGGTGCCGCATTTGCTGCACACGTCGAACAACCGCCCGATGGGTACCCGCGGCTGGTACGCGTGGGCCCGTATCGGCGCGGACAGCATAAACGATCTTGGGTTCATCCTACTCCAAAACGCGTAGCCAGTTAGGCCGCGTGGAGTAACTCAGGTTCATCAACGCCCGCAGCTAGCTACTGCGGGAAGGAAGCCCCCGGCCCCCGGATGCCGGGGGCTTCCGCATATCCGGGAGACCAATTGAAGACGTGCACACAGTGCGGGCTGTCCAAGTCGCTCGACGAGTTCCACCGGTTCGACCGTGGACGTGACGGACGACGGTCCGAATGTAAGGCGTGTGCCTGCGCTAGGGCTCGTGCCGCTAGCCCGGCGAGAGGTCCGGTGCCAGTCGCCTTTATCTGCGCCTACGTCCCGTGCGGTAAGCAGGCGACCTACATGCGGACGACAGGGTCGCTGCGAAAGTATTGCGACGATATGTGCAAATATCTCGCACTTGAGGCGGCGAAGAAGGCTCGAGCTTCTGCGTCAGACCGACGCTGCGCCTGCGGCTCGCCCGACGTGCAACGCGTCGGGAAACCTGTGTGTCCCGGCTGCCGAAAGGACAAGCGGGACCCTGGTGCGGCATACGAGCGGGAGCGGCGCCGCATTCTGCGGCGGTACGGACTCACCCAGAACGCTTGGGATGCGATGGTCGCTGCGCAGGGCAACCGATGTGCGGTGTGCCGCACCGACAAGCCGGGCGGCAGAGGCGAAACATGGCACATCGACCACTGTCACGAGACCAACGTTGTACGGGGTTTGCTGTGTCACCACTGCAACCTCGGCATCGGCTACCTGCGTGACAGCCCGCAGATCATGCGGGCTGCTATCAAGTACGTGGAACAGGCGCAGCCGGAGCAGCCGCACCTGTTCGCTATTTAGACGCGGGGCCCTAACGATCCCAGGCGTTGGGGCCCCGCACCTGGGAAACTACCTGGGGGATTAAGGAGCCGATGATGGCTGGTTATGTGTATCCGACGTCTGTGTGTGTGGTGGGGTGGCAGGGCGGGAAGTTGCGGTTGAACCCGAACGACCCGTGGCACGACGACCACCCGTTTGTGAAGGCCAACCCGGATTTTTTCCAGGCTGATCCTGGGCGGGCTGTGACTAGCCCGGAGCCGCCGGTTGAGCGGGCGACTCGGGCGCCTGGTGAGCGTCGCACCACCCGGAGGCCCGAGAAGTGAACGAGGCGTGGGCGTGGACGGATTGGTTCGACGACGAGGGCCCGGTTGTGTTGCCGACGCGTGAGGACCTGTCGTTGCGGTATTCGCGGTTGGATAACAAGCTGACCGCGGCTGGGCGCCCACGGGTGACTGACCCGGCCGAGCTCGTTTGGTCAGGTCGGTTGGCATGAGCGCACCCAAAGATGTCGCCGTGCGGGCGACTCACGTGATCTCGATGGACGACGCCAGGGTGTGGCTCAAGGAACACGGCCTGGACATATCCGAGGTCGTGGAGGCGACCATCCACCTCGACAACCGAGGCAGTGTCGCCAACGACATCTGCGCCTGGGTCGACGTCGTCTTCTACAAGACCAACGAGCGCGGCGACCGCTACCTCGTGACCAACTACGAGTCCGGGAAGGACCCGGCTACCGGCCGGGCGTCGATTCCGTTGCACCGGTTCCCGGACCTGCGGGAGGCCGAACGGGCATGAGCGTGGATCCTGGGAGCGTTCTGCTGGCCTACCTGCACCCCAACACGGTCAGCCACAGCTTTTCGCAGTCAATCTCGATGGTGTTTTCGTTCGACCTTGCCCATGAGGCCCGTTTGGCGCGTGGCGGCGGCCCAGCGATGTTCCGCTGCGGTGTCGGCTCTCTGGTTGAGGCCCGTAACGACTGCATCCGCCACTTCCTCGACGACACCCAGGCGGAGTGGCTGTGGGTGGTGGACACCGATATGGGTTTCCCCGCTGACACGTTGGAGCGGCTTGTCGCGGCGGCTGACCCGGTGGAGCGGCCGGTTGTCGGCGCGTTGTGTTTTTCGATGCGGGAGAACAAGTCCGACGGTTCGTGTGGTTGGGACACCAGCCCGGCGCCGACGTTGTTTGGGTGGGCGAAGCGCGCGGACGACGACGAGTTCGGGTTTGTGGTCCGTTGGGACTACTCGGTGGGTGCCCTGACGAAGGTTGCCGGCACCGGTTCGGCGTGCATTCTGATTCACCGGTCTGCGGTGGAGAAGGTGCGCCTGGCGCATGGTGACACCTGGTATGACCGGGTGGTGTATGCGCAGGGTAAGAAGAAGGTGTCCGAGGACCTGTCGTTCTGCTACCGGTTGGGGACGGTGGGTGTGCCGGTGTATGTGGACTGTTCGGTCCGCGCCACGCACCACAAGGAAGTGTGGCTGGGTGAGTGGGATTACTGGTCGGGCCGGACGATTCCGTATGCGGTTGACGAGGTTGCTGTCATCGTCCCGGTGATGCGGCGGCCGCAGAACGCGGAGCCGTTCATGCGCAGCCTCCGCGCGAGCACGGGGCTGGCGCAGGTGTACGCCGTCGCCGACGAGGACGACAAGGAAACCATCGACGCGTGGCGCGCGGCCGGCGCCGACGACGTCATCGTCGTGGAGAACGACCCGCCGCGGCCGGGGACGTTCGCCGAGAAACTGAACCGGGCGTACAGCCTGCTATATCCCGGCGGCACCGACCCTGACGCCGAGGACGAAAACCTTGACCACTCGGTGTGGGTGTTCATCGTCGGTGACGACGTCCGGTTCCACCCCGGCTGGTTGGACCACGCCCAATACGTCGCTAGGACGATGGGCGCCAGCGTGGTCGGCACCAACGATTTAGGCACCCAGCAGGTGCAGGCCGGGGAACACGCCACCCACCTTCTCATCTCGAGGGACTACATCGAGCAGCACGGCGCCAGCTGGGACGGCCCCGGCGTGATCGCCCACGAGGGCTACCACCACTGGTTCGTCGACAACGAGATCGTCACCGCCGCGAAGGCCCGCCAAACGTGGGCGATGGCGCTCGGTTCGGTGGTTGAGCACATGCACCCACTGTTTGGGCGCGGCGAGGACGACGAGGTGTACGCCCTCGGCGTGGAGAACGCCGAGAAGGACCGGGAGAGGTTCGTGCGGCGATGCCAAGAACACCTGTGATCCCGACGGAGGGACCCCGTGCATCCTGAGGTGTTGGACTGGGTGAAGACGTGCTGCGCCACGGTCGATGACGGGGTGCGGATCCTGGACATCGGTGGCCGGGACTTGAACGGCACCCCCAAGCATCTGTTCCCCAACGCGGCCGTGTACCACGTGCTGGACGTGCACGAGGGCCCGAACGTGGACATCGTCGCCGACGCCGCGTCGTGGCTGCCGTTCGGTAAGTGGACGGACTACGACATGGTGTTGGCGACCGAGGTGTTTGAGCACACCCCGCATTGGCGGGAGATCATCAGCACCGCGTACCGGGCGTTGCGTGATGGTGGCCGGTTTGTGGCGACGATGGCCGGGCCGGGCCGAGGCCCGCACTCGGGTATCGCTGCGGAGCCTCGGCTCCGGCCGGGGGAGTGGTACGCCAACATCGACCCGTTGGACTTGTCCGACGCCCTGTCGGCGGCGGGGTTTGAGCCGGTGTTGGTGGATCAGCACAAGTTGGATGTGCGGTGTTGGGCGGTTAAGCGCTAGTGCGCTTCTAGGTAGGCGTCGAGTGCCTTGGCTGGGATGCGGCCGCGGTCCTTCACGTCGAAGCCGTTGGCGCGTGCCCAGGTGCGGACTTCGTCCTGGTCGTAGCCCTTGTCCGCGCGGTTGGCTGTGGCGGCGGGTTTCCGCCCGCGGCGCCGCCCGCCGGTCTTCCGGGCCGTGTCGATGAACGGTGCCAGCGCGTCGTGCAGCTTTTCCCAGTTCTTCGACGACAGGTCGATTTCGTAGTGGCGGCCGTTGAACGCGAACTCGGTGGTGCGGACGTCGAGCTCGGTGCCGTCAAGGTCGTCGATGAGTCGGGTAGTGACTTGCTGAGCCATGTAGGCCCCTTTCCCAGGTGGACGTGAACCACCAACTATAGGAGGTTCCCGTGTTTGACCTTGGCGACACGGCGTTCCTCGCGTTCACGGTCACCTCCACCGCGGACCGTAAGGTCGACGCGACTGTGGTGTTGACCATCACTAAGCCGGATGGGACGACAGTCACACCGTCTGTGGACCACGACGCCGTGGGTGAGTACTCGGTGTCGTATGTGCCGACGGTTGAGGGCCGCCACGTCATCCGGTGGACGGCGACTGGTACGGCGACGAAGGCCCGCACGGACATTCTGAATGTGCGGCCAGCTGCGCCGGCGGCGATTCTGTCGTTGGCGGAGGCCCGCGAGCACATCAACTTCGCTGACGTCGACGAGGGTGTCGACGACGAGGAGCTACGCGAGTTCGTGGAGGCTGCGTCGCGGGTGGTGGAACGCCACTTGGGGCAGGTTGTGGCCCGCCGGTCGTTTACTGAGCAGCGGAAGATCCGGCCGTCGTGTTCGGCGCAGGTCATTTTGACGAACACCCCGGTGTTTGACATCACCACTGTCGCGTCGGTGGATGGGTCGCGCACGTGGGACCCGGACGATTTGGATTGGTCGCCGCGCACCGGCACCGTCACCGTCCGCGAGGGGAACTTGTTCTCCGGCCGCATCAACATCACGTATGTGGCGGGTGAGCAGCACATCCCGGAGAACTGGGCGAAAGCTTGCGGGATTATCTGCGGGCATCTGTGGGAGACGCAGCGGCTGGTCACTCTTGGCCGTCAGCCGTCGCGGTTGTGGGGTTTGGCGCAAACGTCGGATGAGGGGATCATGACCCCGAGGGGCACCGGGTATGCGATTCCTCACCGGGCGGTTGAGCTGCTCGGGGCGCGGCGGCCGCTGGTATGACCATTTCGACGTTGCCTGCCGCTATCGACGCGTTGGTGTATGACTTGCTGCCTGTTGTTCCTGCGTTGCGCGGGGTGACGATTTGTGATGGTGCGGCGCTTGAGGATGTCGCCGACGATGTGGTCGCTGTCGGTTTGGCCCCCGACGATGTGGATATTGACGCCGAAACGATGACCACCACGATTGGTGATGGGCTCGGCGAGGACTACGAGATTATGTGTGTGGTCCGGTCGTGGGTGGGTGGCGGCCAGATTCGGCCGCGTCGTCTCCGCGCGTTCGAGTTGTTGACTGCGGTGCATGACACGTTGCGGGCGAACCGGAAACTCGCGGTGGATGGTTCCCCGACGGTGATTCACGCCCACATTTCCCGCTGGAAGTATTTGCCGATTGTGGCGCAGTCTGCGTCGGTGGTGTCGCTGGTGTTTTGGATTCACTGCTCGGCGCACCCGGATCGCTAGAAAACCCACCCCCAAGAACCCCGCCTAACCCCGAAAACAGGCGGGGTTTTTTCATGTCCAACCAGGAGGGCCCTCGATGGCTACCTACAGCACGCAGTCCATTCCCCACGCCGGGCAGGTGCCCACCGTTAACGCTGCGGCGTCGGGACTGACCGACAAGGTCGCCACTGGCGACAACGTGTTCATCACCGTCTACAACACCAGCGGCACCACGGTGACGTGCACTCTGACCACCCCGGGGACGGTTGACTCCCTGGCTATCGCGGACCGGTCGGTGGCGATTGTCACTGGCGGTGTCGGCACCCGCATTCCGATTCCGGACCTGTACCGGAACAGCTCGGACAGCAACCTGTGCACGCTGACCTGGTCTGCGTTCACGAACGTTGGCTTCTCGGTCGAGTCGATCTGATGGCCGAGATGGTTCGCGTGTTCATCGTCCTCGACGGGAACCGCGTCGAAAAGGACATCGCCGAGGTGAGTAAAAAGCTTTACATCCCTCGGGGGTGGCGGGTTGTCGGCTCGGAGGACGACCCGCAGGCAAGTAAGCCCAGCCCTACCCCGACGCCGCGGAACAGCGGCAAGAATGCGAGTGATGACTGATGGCGACTTCCGCTATCCAGGCGTCGACCAGGTATTTCGACGTCGGAACCACCAAGATTTACTTCCTTCCGGCTGTGGCGTCGGGGTCGCTGATCCCGACCCGCGCGGAAATGAACGCCGGAACCGACCTTTCCCCCGAGGTTGCCGAGGTCGACGGCTGGTCCGTTGCTTCGGAGCAGATTGAGACCCCGGACTTCGGTACCCGGTTCGTGTCGCAGATCCCGGGTCGTATTTCTGCGGAGGACTCGTCGCTGACGATGTACTCCGACCAGGAAGGCGACGACGTGCGTGAGCTGCTGCCTCGTGACACCACCGGCTACATCATGTGGCTGGACGGTGGCGACACTGCAGGTAACCGCGCCGACGTGTACCCGGTGAAGGTGACTTCGCTGTCGAAGATGCGGTCCGCGGAGAAGAACGCCGCCATGATTAAGGTGTCGTTCGCTATCACCGCCGACCCAGGTGAAGACGTCACCGTCCCGGCGCCGTGAGTTTGCGGGAGCAGCTGCTGGGACGGCAGCTCCCGTACGCAACCGTCCCTCTCCGGGTGGATTTCAGCCCGGAGGCTGATCAGGTGGAAGTCGAGTTGGGGCGGGCCCGCCGCGCACTGCAAGATGCAGGTGGGCCCGACCCCGACCTCGAGCAGCGTGTCGCCGAACTGGTTGAGCGGTCGGCGGCTGCGTATGCGCAAATCAAGATTCGGCAGATACCGCCGGATGACATGCAAGCCATCGTGGATGCGCACCAACCCACCGATGAGCAGGCCAAGCAGGGGGCCCGGTGGGCGCCCACGTTCGGGCCTGCGGTGTTGGCCGCCACGGTTGTTGATTCGGACATGTCCGAGTCCGACTGGGCGATGCTGTTCAAGGGTGACCAGTTGGCGTTGGGTGAGCTGATGGTGTTGGTGAACACCGCCGTCGCTGTGAATGACCGCTCCCCGGATGTGATGTGGGGAAAAGGTTCACCACCGACGATCAGCTAGCGGCGGAGATGATGGTGTGCGCCGAATACCGGCTGCCCCACTCTCAGTTCCTGACTTGGGCTCGGGACGACCGCGACAAGGCGATCTGGTGGGAAATCCGTAAACGTCAAACCTGCCAGGGGTGCGGCACCCGCGACGAGGAGTGGGACCCCGACCTGGGTGGTCGCCGCGACGCGTACAAGGCGGAGTGGGTGCGGTGCGCGGGGTGCGCGATGACGCAGGCCCGCGAGGAGGCGGGGAACCCGATTGATTTGGGTTCGGAGCAGAAGGCCCGCGGGTTCACCGTGAAGCTACGCCCAAACAACCGGGGGTGAGTGGTGGGACGTTTGACCGTGCACGTGTCGGGGTCCACCCACCAGTTCCGGGAGGCCGCCGCCAAGATTCGCCGCGCCAAGGCGGGGTTGGGTACGAAACTGCGCGACGAGTTCCGGAAGGTTGCCCGCCCGGTCCTGGCCGAGTTGAAGGCCGAGTTCCGTGCGTCGTCGATGGAGTCGAAGCTGATGGGTGCGGGGCAGCCGTCGTATTCGCGGGGGTTGCGGGAGCGGGTCGCGGCCGCCACGGATTTCACCGCCACCCAAGCCAACGGTGTCACGTTTGTGGTTCACGGCGACCAGGTGGACCCCGTGTATGGGTGGCAGTTGGCGCACGGGGTGAACGGCCGCCTGTGGTACCACCCGGTGTTCGCGCGGCCACCCGCAGAGTTCCAAACAGGCACCCGCGAAATCCTTGCCCCGCTGATTGAGGACAAGGGCGCGGAGTTCCGCCGGGCGTGTGACCGCGCCGCCCAAGAAGTGTTTCGGATGATGAGCTAAAGGAGACCTGGGACCGTGATCAAGTTTTCGCATCAGGGTGTCGAGTACACCTACAACGAGATGAAGATGTCCGCCGCCGAAGCCCTGCTGGTGGACGACCACACCGGGCTGGGGATGCTCGACCTGATGCAGGGTGTCGCCGCCGGGAAGGTCAAGGCGATCGTTGCGCTGTTGATGCTGGCGAAAATCCGCAACGGCGAGTTGAAGTACGGCGACGCCGCGGGCCCGGACAAGGACAAGGTGTGGCAGCAGCTGGTGGAGTCGTTCGACGACTCCGGCCACGATTTGATGGCGTTCGTTGCGAGTTTCCAGTTCCTGACGGATGCGCAGATGGCGGAGGTGGAGAAGTTCCGTCAGCAGCTGGACGCCGACCCGGACCCGCCGGCGAAGCCTGCTAAACGCGCCACCAAGTAACTAACTGGCCCCGTCTCACCCCTTTTTTCAACCGTCGACTGGAGGGGTGATGTCGGGCAACGAACTCCGCTACAAGGTCATCTTTGATGCGATGACCGCCGCGCTTGAGAAGGCTGTGCAGCAGTTGCAGCGGCTCGGGCGTGAAGCCGACCAGTTGGACCGCAAGGACGTCAACATCGATGTGGATGTTGACACGGCGAAAGCCGAAGCGAAGATCGGTTACCTTGCGAAAACCATCCAGGCTCGGTTGCAGTCGGCGTTGCGGGCTATCCCCGACATCGACGTCGACGCGGACGTCACCGACGCGCAGCGGAAGCTGGCGGGGCTCGCCGCCCGGATGAAGGCCCTGTCCGACGCCAAAATCGGTGTCGACATGGACGAGGCGGAAGCCCTCCGCGACATCGAAATCATCCGCACCGAGCTGCGCCGGTTGTCGACGGAGTCCGCTGAGATTGATGTGCGGGTCGACTCCGGTAAGGCGCTGGCCGAGCTCGAGGCGATCGCCGCCGCGGTCAACAAGAACGACCAGAGGTTCGTCGAGTTTCAGAAGACTGTTGCGAACACCCAACGGGAGTTCGACGCGGCTGCCCGGGCGGCGGAGAAGACCGCCGCGGCGACGGAGAAGATCCGGCTTAAGCGGGTCGCGGACGAGGCACGCGAGGCGTCCCGCGAAATCGTCAACATCGACCGCAACGTTCAAGCTATGCGCGGCCGCCTCACCGAGGTCCAAAAGGTGATGTTGGCGGTGGTGGGGTTGTTCCCCATCATCGCCGCCGCCATCGTCGGGCTGCCTGCGGCGTTCATGGCGTTGGCAACCCCCATCGCCGCTGTCGCGTTGGGTGTTGAGGGAATCAAGGCTGCGGTGGCGCCGCTGGCCGACGAGTTCGCCCGGATGCAGGAGTTTGTGTCGGCGGCGTTTGAGCAGGGTTTGGCGCCGGCCGTCGCGAACATCGCCGGGATGATGTCCGGGCTCACCGAAATCTTGGGTGAGACAGCGGAGCGGATGTCGCTGGTGGCGTTCGCCATCTCCGAGGTTGTTTCTGAGGGCTCGCAGGGTCTGGACGACCTGTTCCAGTCGATGAACAACATCAACGACGTCATCGGGATCATGGCGCCGGGGATGGCCGACCTGGTCGCGAACTTCCTGTCCCTCGCCCGCGCGGGCACCGAGGCGATGATCCCGTTCGCGGCCATGTTCAACCAGGTCGGCGAAACTTGGACTCGGGTCATCGACCAGATGAACTCCACCGGGTCGGTGGAAGCCGCGGTCCTGGGGTTGTTGCAGTTGTTCGCGGCACTGCTGGACGTCCTCGCGCCGCTGACAGCGCTGGGCGCCCAGTTCATGGCTGTGCTAGGTCCGCCGCTCGCTGCTGCGCTGTTGGCTGTTTCAGCCGTCCTGCAGCCCCTTGTGGCGGCGTTCGCGCAGCTGCCGACGGTGCTGCAAACCGCGATAGCGGCTGCGCTCATGTTCCGCGCTGTGATGGCCATCCTCGGGCGCTCCTTGGACGGCACGAAGAAGTCCGCCGCGGAGGCCGGGCAGGCGATGGCCAAGTCGGCGCAGGCAACCCAGCAGGCCGCGCAGGCAACCCAAACCGCCGCAACCCGCATGGACGGGATCCGGGCATCCCTCACCGGCGTTGCTACCGCCTACCGGACAGGTGCGCAGGCGGGGCAGACGTTCGGTGCGCAGGTCGCCGCGTCTGCGTCACAGGCTGCGGCCGCGTTGTCGAACACCCTGGTCGGCGGGGCGGAACGCGCCGGCCGGGCCGTCATCCGCCTCGGTGAATCCTTCGTTGCCCTGGGGCAGACGTTCTCCCGTGTCGGGTCGGGGTCGCTGTTCGCCGGGTTCGAGAAGTCCCTGATCGCAGGGGAGCAGGCCGTTGCCCGTCTCGGGTCGGCCATCGCATCTGGTGTGCGCGCTGTCGACACCGGCATGGCCGCGATGGGGCGGGCGGTCGCCACCGGGGTGAACGCAGCCGGGGACGCCCTGATGCGGCTCCCCGAGCTCGGGGGCCGGGCGATGGACGCCCTGGTGAACACCACCGTCCGCGGCGCGGCCGCATTGAACTCGGGGCTGAACCGGGCGTTCGACGGGGTGGTCAACGGGGCCCGCGCAATCCACACCGGCCTGGATAGCGCGGTCGGCGCGGTGGGCCGGTTCGTCACCTCCGGTAACCAGTTGTCGACGGTGATGAACGCTGCGGGGAACGTGGCCCGCTCGTTCGGCACCACCATGAGCAACCTCGGTGTCAGCCTCGGCACCGGACTGGCCGGGGCGGTGCAGCGGATTCCGGTTGTGGTGGACGCTGCGACCGGCGCGTTCACCCGTTTCTCCGGGGTTGTCGGTGGGGTCGCCCGCGGCGCGGTGGCGGGGATGTCCTCGGCTGTGTCGGGGTTGATGGGTGCACTCGGCGGGCCCTGGGGCGCGGCGATCACCGGCGCCACCGTGCTACTGGGTATTTGGGGGCAGCAGCAGCAGGAAGCCGCGCAGAAGGCCGCGCAGCACAAGGCCGCGGTGGATGCGTTGGCGTCGGCGCTGCAGCAGTCCAACGGGGCGATCACCGCCAACGTGGAGGCGTTGGCAGCGAAGCAGGCCGAGGAAGCCGGGCTAATCAAGTCGTCGCAGGCGCTGGGCATCTCCGCCCGCGACCTCACCCTCGCCATCACCGGGCAGGGCAACGCCTACCAAGACGTCATGGCGCATGTGAAGGCAGCGGTCACCGCGCAGGACGGGTTCGCTGTTGGGATCAACGCCTCGACTGTGGCGCTGAACGCCGCCAACCCGGGTCTTGTGCAGTTGGCGAAGTCGCTGGGGTTGGTGACGACCGAAACCCTGCAAACCGGCGCGGGGATCAAGACCGCCGCTGACCGGTTCAAGGAAGCCCAAGAGTCCGCGAAGCGGATGGACGAGGCGATGCGCGGCGCGGCTGCGTCGTTCGGGCCGGTGGCGGCGGCGGCGGACGCCTCGCAGCGGTCCACTATGGCGTGGGCGACCGCGATGAAAACCCTCGGTGAGAGCACGTCGACGACGAAGGAAAAAATCGACGGGTTCGCGGCGACGTTCCAGACGGCCAGCGAGGGGGCCCGCTCGAGTCTTGAGGCGTTGAAGGAGGCCAACGAAGCTCTCGGCAAGTTCGGGGAGTCGATCGGCCGCATCACCCCCGGGCTAATCAACATGAACGGGACGATCAACACCTCATCGGTGGCTGGTCGGCAGTTGGCGACGGCGGTATTGGACACCGCGAAGTCGTTTGACCAACTGTTCGGTGCAACCGTGACCACCCTGCAGCAGCAGGGTGTGCAGATGCCGCAGGCGTTCGGTCAGGCTGCGGCGGCGACGTTGCAGTACCGCGAGAATCTGATTCAGACGGCGGTGGCGCACGGCGCGACCCGCTCCGAAGCCGAAGCGTTGGTCAACACGTATTTCAAGTTCCCGCCGGAGATCGCAACCACGTTCTCCCAGCCGGGGATGTTGGAGGCGATGGCCAACGCCCTCGGGTTGAAGGTCAGTGTCAACGACATCCCGGGCGACAAGGAAGTTCGGGTGTCGTCGCCGATGACCCCGGCGTTGATCGCGCAGCTCGACGCTTTGGGGTTGAAGGTCACCCAAATCCCGGGGACCAAGGACGTCGTTATCACAGCGAAGGACGAAGTCACCCCGGCTATCGGCGCGATTGTGGGGAAGACCTACACCGCGTCGATCAACGTTGCCACCCCGAACGCGGCGGCGCAGGACGCCAACCTGACCAATGTGGCCCGGCCGCGGGACCAGGTCGACACCGTCCAAACCCCGAACGCGGGGGCGGTCGACTCGCAACTCACGAACGTCGCCCGCCCCCGCGACCAGGTCGACAACGTGCAAGCCCCGAACGCCGGGGCGGTCGACTCGCAGTTGAACAACGTCGCCCGCGACCGCACCGTCACCATCACCGTCGGTGTCCGCATGGGCACCGTCGCCACCGGGTCGGTCACCCTGTCCGCCGGCGGTATCGCGTTCCCCTTCACCATCCCCTACATCGGGCTCGCCAAGGGCGGCGTAATCAACCGCTACGACCGCGGCGGCGTCGAACCCGTCAGTTCCCGCCGGAATCTGCGGCCGCTGCCAGGCGGCACACCCAGGGTGGTGCCCCCGGGTGCGTGGCGGATCATCGGGGACAACCCTCGGGTGCCGGAGTCCTACATCCCCTGGGAACGCAACAAGCGCACCGCGAAGCTGCTCGAGACCACCGCTAACGCTCTCGGGTTCGGTGTGGTGCCCATGGCCAACGGCGGAGTGCATTCCGCTGTCCGCACTCCTCAAGGTGGCAGCCCGGCAGCCTCGACGCAGGTGGTGTCGAACGCTGAGGTGGTCGCCGAGCTCCGCGCCACCCGCGACCTGATTGAGCGCCGCGGGGTGGGCACGTCGCAGATTGTGGTGGAGGACCGCTCCGGCGACCCGATTGAGACCGCCAGGCAAACCCGCCTCGCGATGCGCCTCGCCTAACTAGCTCCCCTTCCCCTTGTCTACTCGGAGGTCCCTATGTCGGCGACGGACGCCCGCGAAGTGCTCATCCTCAACAGCCAATTCGGGGGCGGCGCGACAACGTGGGCGCCCGCAACCTGGTTCGTCGCGCTGTCCACCACAACCCCAAACGACGACGGATCCAACTTCACCCCACCATCCGGCGGGTCCTACGCCCGGGTATCGAAAACAAACAACACCACTAACTGGGGCGCCACCGCCACCACCGACGGCTCCGGCGTCACCTCCTGCAAGAACGCCACCGCCATCACCTTCCCCACCCCAACAGCAGACTGGGGAGTCATCACCCACGCCGGGCTATACACCGCATCCTCCGGCGGCACCCCCGAGTACGTGATCGAACTGGACACCCCAATCACGGTGCGGAACGGGAACACCCCCGTCGAGTTCGCCATCAACCAGCTGGTCATCACCTGCTCCTGACCAGCAGGTCAGGGCTTTACTTGCGGATAGGACGGGGAACCGGTGGCGATTGAGCTCCGTCAAGCCGCGCAGAACGCGAAGCACTCCGGGCAGGGCCGGACGTGCACAGTCACCTTCGATGAGCGCACCAAACAGTCCTCAACGATCATGCTGTTCATCGCGGTGTCGTCGGGGAACGTGAACATCGCCATCGACGACGTCAACTTTGAACACACCCGCACCCGCTCCCAGGGTGATTTGACGTTGGCGCACTACCGGCGGGGCAACGCAACCCCGATGGACTCCGTCACCGTCCGGATCAACAAGTCCCGGTCGTTTGAAGTCATCGCGATGGAGTACACCGGGATCCGGCTGGACGCCGCCCTCGACAAATCCGTCTCCACGTCTCGGCGGGACAACCGGTGCGACTCCGGCACCTCCGCCACCTCCACCCAAGCCGAAAGCTTGGTCATCGCGGGGATCGCCAACTTGCGCAACTCGTGTCGCCAGTCCGGGTTCACCGGCGGACTGACCCGCCTGTTCGACCAGGTCACCCCCGACGTGGACGGCGACGTCGACCGGATCCGCATGACGGTCCACCAGTACATCGCCTCGAGCACAGGCCAGTTCCGGCTGCGGGGGAACCTGTCCTCCCACCGCGACTGGGCTGGGATTTTAGCGGTCTACAAGGGCGCCAGTACGGGCCCGGCCCGGTTCAGCGCGGTCAACACCGACGACGACCACCACACGATCCGCATGGGTGGTGTGGGGGTGTTGACGGCGTTTGGGCCGCTCCAAGCCACCGCCACCACCCCGGCCAGCATCGTCACCGGCGGCAGCGCCGACATGTGGCCGTTCGACTACCAGTACGCCCTGAACAACCGCCGCATGTTGATCGGTGTCGGCACCGACTACCGGGTGTTGGACGCCGAAGGGTTGAACGGGTGGCAGATGCGCACCTCGGACTCCGACCAGCCGCTGGCGGACGGCGCGGTCCGCGGCGTCGACCTCATGTCGGCCCGGCAAATCCTGTTCAACATCGCCACCCTGCCCCACGGCGGCACCACCGAGGCAATCGAGGCGTCGCTTCGGACGCTGTACGACACGCTGATCCCGTCCCGCAACCAAGACTGGGAACTGGTGTGGCGTCACCCCGGGCAGGGTGTGCGGATGCTGCGGTGCCGCCCCATCGACCTGATTAGGGGCATGGACGCCAAACGGGTGCTGCTGCAGGACCAAAAGTTCGCGCTCAGGGCGGTTGACCCGCGCCATTACAGCCCCCTCGCCTATGCGGTCCAACTGACGGTGTCCGACGAAACAGCCACCGTCGTCAACGAGGTCACCACCGAAGGCACCGCACCCGCCTACCCCGTCATCCGTGCGGTCGCGAACGAAACCATCACCCGCCTCGAGCTCATCAACGACTCCGCCGATGTGGCGTTCGACTTGAAAACCACCGTCGGCTCCGGGTCGGTGGTGGTCGCCGACATGGACTCGAGGGTGCGTTCCACCGGGACGTCACCGGTCACCGTCGACGGCGTCTCCAAGTACGGGGCGTGGCAGTTCCCCCGCGCCAGTTTCTACCTCGCCCCGAACCCCGAGGCGGAGGACGGCATCAACCAGCTGCGGGTGCACACCGAACCGGTAGGAGCGGACGTGGACGTCACCCTCGAGTTCCGGCACACCTACTATGGCTGAGTACGAGCTGGTGTGCGTGGCGCGTATCCCGCAAGCCAACACCGCGCCGTTCCTGTTCGAAATCGACCCCATCGACTTCGACTCCCTGCAATGGGTGGATGAACTCAACCAACCCCAGCAGCTCGACGTGCAGTGCCTCGTGTCGAAAATGACGTTGCCGGTGCGGCAACGCCTACAGAACCTCGCCGAGTTGGCCACCGAACTGTGGCTGTACCGCGACGGCATCCACGTTTTCGCTGGCCCACTGGTCGGGTGGGAAGCACAAGACAGCGACCGGCTCACCCTCCACGCCCGCGGGCTGCTGTTCTACCTGCGGTGGATGGTCGTCGACGAAGACCTCACCTTCACCGGCGACGACATGTTCACCATCGCGGCCAGCCTGATCGACCAGTGGCAGGACTTGGAGTTTGGGAACTTCGGCATCGAAACCGGCAACGTCGGCCTGTCCGGGGCCACCGCCGACTCGGCGTATGTGAAAACCGAGTTTCCGTTTGTGTTGCCGGCTCTGGAGGAGCTGTCAAAGTCGGGTGACGGGTTCGACTTTGAGGTTGACCCGGCGTCGCGGAACCTGCGGCTGTGGTACCCAAAAGCCGGGGTTGACCGGTCCGTCGGTGACGACGCCATTGTGTTCGACGCGTCGAACATCGAATCCCGCACCGTGAAGTGCTCCGCCGGGCCCGACGACTTGGCTTCGGCCGCGCTGGTGACATCCACTGACACCGAGCAGGGAACCCTGTTCAGCGCGTACATCAGCGAGGACCTTCTGGTCACCTTCGGCCGGTCCGCGATCGCGCAGAACCTCGACAAGGTCACCGACATCACCCTGCTGGATCAGGCCGCCGAACAACTCAGCAACAGCCGCCGCGTGGCGCTGCTGGTGCCCGGCCCCACCACCCGGGTCACCGCCGACACCGACCTGTCCCGCTACCAGGTGGGTGACACCGTGTTCTACGACCTGCACGACACCCTCGAAATCTCGGGGCCGTTCCGAGTCCGGAAACGCACCGTTGACGTCGCTGACCAAGGCGGCCGGGAACGCGCCGGCCACGAGTTCGTCTAGGAGGGGTCGACGGTGGGCACTGAACGTCGCGACCCGCCGCTCGAGCAGATGGTCGCCGAAACCGCCCGCCGCACGGCCGACCTCCGCAACACCGCGCTGCAACGCATCGCGCAAAAAGGCGGGCAAATCATCGACCGGCAGCACGGGGTGACTTCCTCCAACGTCACCGGCACCGGCACATCGTTCTCAACAGCCGTGGTGGTGCTCAACTCGTCGACGATGACGTTCTACGCGGGCCGCGCCTACTACGTGTACTGCCCCAACATCGGGCTGTTCCAAGACGCCCCCACGATTGGGGCGATGGCCGCGCAAATCACCTACACCGACGACGGTTCTGCCCCCACACCGGGCGACTTCCTGGCGTGCCAGTCACAATGCGTCACACCATCCTCCGACTTCGTCGCATCGGTCAGTTTGGGTAAAACGTTCTTCCCCGGCTCCACCGTCACGATGCGAACCCAACTGTCGTTTTGGCGAGTCATCACCGCAGGCTCATCCCGCGGTGGGGCCTGGCAGGCAGACGGCGCCGGCATCGAGTTGATGTGCTTCGACATGGGGACCGAGGTATGAGCCGCATCGGCCGCGACGACATCCACTTGGACCGGCTAGCCGAGGAGATCGGCGACGCCGCTGGCGAGCCGGTCGCTTTGACCGTTGTGGACGGCGAACTCACCGTCACTGACATCACCGGGCGGCCCGTCGACATCGACGAAGGTGTGGTCGCCGACATCGTCGCGAAGCACGACCCAACCCCGGCGCCGACCCCCATCGAAACCCTGGCCGCCGCCCTCGAGTCCGACGCGGCGGTGGAGGACAAGCTGGCCGCGGTCGCCGTGTGGGCCCGCGCCGAAGCCGACCAGGCCGCCCGCCCCACACCGACCATTGGGAGGCGCCCCGATGCCAGTGACATCCGTCCAGGCAGTCAGCAGATACTTCGCCCCGGGCCTGTCGAAGGTGTACTGGGTGCCAACCCTGTCGACACCCCACCTACCAACCCGCGCCGAACTGGCCGCCGGTAAAGACCTCACCGCCGAGCTCGCCGAAACATCCGGGTGGCAGATGACGTCAGAGGAAATCGACGTCCCACCCGACATGGGCACGTACTTCGCGCACAAAATCCCCGGGTGGCGCATGGTCGACGAATCGACGTTGACGTTCTACGCCGGCGACGACGGCTCCGACATCCGCACCCTCATCAACACCCTCGACGAGGGCTACATCTGTTGGCTCGACGGCGGCGACGTCGAGGGCTACCCGCTGCACGTGTTCCCGGTGACGGTCCGGTCGAGGGGAGTGACCCGGGGCGAGGCGGCGGGGTTGATTGTCGTGTCGTTCTCTGTGACGTCGGAGCCAATCGAAACTACAGCGCCAGCGCTCTGACCCAACAACTGAACATTGGGGGGGAACGTTGTGCATCTCGGGGAGTGGGTGTCGACCCTCGGCCCGACTGGATTAGTGGCAGTCGGGGTACTCATGGTGTTGCTGGGCTGGCTGGTGCCGGTCCGGAGCGTGAAAGCTTTAGAACGAGACCGTGACCATTGGCGCAGTGTCGCGTTGAAAGCCTTGGGACACACGGAGCAGCTGATGCCAGGCGCCGAGATCGCCATGCAAGTCACCAAAGCCCTGTCGGGTGCGGTGGGGATACCACCTGAGGAGCCGCCGGGATGAGATGGTTCTGGCACTGGTGGCTGCGGCGACCCGACACGACCGCCGAAGAACTCCTCAAGGAACTCGAGGACCGCGACGAGCACATGCAGGAGCTCGGGGCGGAACTGCGCCGCGTGCGGGCCCGGAACCACTTCTCTGACCTTGTGAACGAAGCCATCCACCACGCCGCGAGGGGGGCGCAGTGAGTGTCGTTTTCTACCTCGCTGGGTCGTTGCTGATCCTGCTGTCCGCGGCGATCGGTGTGGCGTCGGTGGTGGTGCACGCGCGGGTGCCGTGGCGCACCTCCGAGATGGGCCGCCACCTCATGTACTACATGACCGTGGTGGCCGCCATCCTGTCGCTGTCCGCGATTTCCGTTGTCCAGAAAATCGCGGAGGCTGTCGCCGCGGGTGACCTCCTGGACGTCGCTGAAAAGGCCGCCGCCGGGCTGCCTCTGTGGTTCCTGATGTTGCGGCTCGGTCTATACCTGGCGCTGCCGCTGGTGATGGGGCAGCGGCTGAAGCTGCAGCTGCAGGCGCAACGGGAGGAACGGGTCCGTCTCGCGCAGATTCGGCGGGAACTCGAGCAGCAGCAGTGACCGTTCTGGCGGTCCTCCTTGCTCGTGGCTACCCGGAACACGTCGCGCGTCGCCACCTCCGTTACGGCCGTGTCCGCGTCAACGGGCTAACCGTGTACGCCCCGAACACCCCGGCAAGTGACCACACAGTGGAGGTCCGCAAGTGAGCTGGCGCGTAGCTAAATCCCTCGACGTCCTCCTGGGCCAACTGAACAGCACCTACCCGCAGCGGTCCAAAGCGTCAGACGGATCCATCGGCGACGCCGCCCACGCCACCCGCGACTCCGACCACAACCCGTGGTACGGGCCCGGGATTGTCACCGCCCGCGACTTCACCCACGACCCCGCCAATGGTGTCGACATCAACCGGTTGACTGACGAGCTCGTCGCCACCCGCGACCGGCGCATCAAATACGTCATCGCGAACAAACTGATCCTCGACTCCCGCCCGGGAAACAACCCGTGGCGGTGGATGCCCTACAGCGGATCCAACCCGCACACCAAGCACTTCCACCTGTCGGTGGTCGCTAGCCCGTTGTGTGACGACACCGCGCTTTGGCAGCTCCCCAGCCTGTTGCCGCCGCCGCCGGCGGCGACCCGGTCTGTGTTGAGTGTGGGGGACTCCGGCCCGCAAGTCGCCGAACTGCAACGGGTGTTGGCTGCCTGGTACCCCAACCTGGGGCTGGTGGTCGATGGCCGTTACGGGCCCGCCACCGAAGCGGCAGTGAAGTATTTCCAGGCCCGCGCCGGGCTGGGTATCGACGGCATCGCTGGCCCGAAAACCCTCGCCAAGCTAGGCATGTAACACCCCCCCGCCTGTACACCCCACCCAATTCCGGGTGCGGGTGCGCTCCCCCATGCACGGAAGGAACAGTCCATTGAACGTCCCCGCTTACGCCAAGACCCTCGTCGCCGTCGTCGGAGCCGTCGCGGCCGCCGCGTCCGTAGCAATCTCCGACTCAGTTATCACCCCCGCCGAATGGGTCACCATCGTCCTCGCGGCGCTCACCGCCCTCGGCGTATGGGCCATCCCCAACAAGGACGCCTGATGGCTGCCCTTGCCTGCGCCGCCGTCGCCGCCGTCTGCTTCCTACTCATCCTCCTCGGCATCGCCGCCCTCGGGCCCGTCAGCCTGTCCGCGCTCGGCTGGCTAGCGATGGCGCTATGGGCGGCGTTCCTCGTCTGGCCGGGGCGGCGATGACCACCAGCGCAAACCTCGCGTTCTCCGCCGGAGAAACCACCACCTACGTGTTCCCCGTCATCGACGGAGACGGCGACCCCGTCGACGTCGACGGCTGGACCGGAATCGCGCAGGTGCGGGAGTACCCGATGGCGCCAATCGTGCGCCACGAATGGTCCGCGGACAACGACAACATCAGCGTTGCGGGCACCTCCGTCACCCTCACCACCACCGCAACCGACACAGCCGCATGGGCATGGTCCAAAGGCGTGTACCACCTCGAGGTCACCGACACCTCCGGGAACGTGCACCGCGTCGCCCAAGGCAACGTCGCGGTGTCCCGCGAGGTGACCCGATGAAAGGTCACCTGCTGGCGCCGCCGGAGTTCCGGCTGGAATGCCCCAACTGCGACCTGCAAATGGTTGTCAACGACCCGCGGGCGGTGCTGCACCAGTGCCGCGGGCTGCACGGGCTGACCACCCCGATGCTGCCCGCCGGCACCAAAGCGAAAGTCGAAGCGGTCGAACGCGAGGACTACATCGGCGGCGACGACGTCCAACTGGACCCCGAACGTGGCCGCCCCGTCATGAGTGTGGTCACCACCCGCGACGACGGGCAAGACGTCACCAGCTACGCGCCGTGCGCCACCGCAACCCGAGACGAGGTTCTTGATGCCCTCACATACGGCTGACGAACTGAACCACCTCCGCGCCACCGCGGAACATCAGCGGCAGCAGGCCGACGTGCTGGCCGACGCCGTCTCCAAAATCCAAGGCAAGGTCGACAAGGCCCGCGTCGCGTACAGCAGCGCGGTTGACCAGCTCGAGCAAGCCAAACGCGACGCAGAACAGCAGGATCTGCGCGCCCGAGACGCGGAAATCACCGCGGACGAAGCCGGAGCTCCGGCCGTCGCTATCCCATCAATGGTTATCACCGCCCGACCCACCCCGTAGGAGCCCCCCGATGGCTTGGTCCAACTCGAAGATTTTCCGCGCCACCCTGGCCGACTGCCTGGGAAATGTTTCGGCAATTGACCACGACGCCGACACATTCAAAGCGGCCTTGTACGACAACGACATCACCCCCGACCAGAACGCGACCGCCGCAAACGTCGCCTACAACGCGGGCCAGTGGACCGCATCCGGTAACGAGGTCACCGACTCGGGGCAGTGGGACGCCGGAGGAGTCGCCCTCACCTCAATTTCGCTGGACCGGTCGGTTTCCGCGACCGTGTTTTTCGACGCCGCCGACACCGCAAGCGGTTCCAGCGCAACCCTGGCGGCAGTATTCGGGTGCCTCGTCTACGACGACACCGCGTCCACCCCCGTCGCTGACCAAGGCACCTCCTTCCACTATTTCGGAGGGTCACAAAGCGTCACCGACGGCACTTTCACAATCGTCTGGCACGCGAACGGCCTGTGGCGATACACCATCTAGGCTGGCCGCAGTACACCACCGGGGCCGTGCCCCCTTTTTCACCCACCAGGAAAGGGGGGCCCGCCTCGTGGCTACCGTCTACATCCCACTCGACCCCGCCGCGGCGATCTTCCGCACCACCGCGTTCCCCGCGCTGGTCCAAGCCAACGGCACCAACATTCCCGTCCGCGGGCTAGCGTTCGACGCATCCACCGACGAGGTGGCATGGTTCCGGTTCCGCGCGGTCCGCTACGGCTCCGGGAACCTCACCCTCGACCTGGACTGGTACGCCGACACCGCATCCACAAACAGCGTGGTGTGGGGCGCAGCCATCGCCGCAATCACCCCCGACAGCGACAGCCAAGACATCGAAACCGACAGCCTGGCAACCGCGCAAACCGTCACCGACGCCCACCTAGGCACCACCGGGCAACGACTGCACCGAGCTGTGCTCACCATCTCCAACCTCGACAGCATCGCCGCCGACGACTACGTCGTGTTGCAGGTCTACCGCGACGCCGACAACGGGTCGGACAACATGACCGGCGACGCCATCCTGGTGTGGGCCACCCTGTCCTACTCGGACACCTAAACCGATGGCCGTCCGGTTCGATGCAGATGGTGAGGAATACACCCGCGCAATAACGCTGGGTACCGTCACCGACTACACCATCTGCGCCTGGGTGATGGTGTCCACCGACCGCAACGACTACTCCACCGCCTGGTCGGTCGACAACGGCACCGGCGACGTCGACGTCGTCCAAACCGACGCGACCGGCACCCAAATCACGATGTACTCCGACGGCAACTCGGTCAACGGGCCGAACATGACCGCCGGAACCTGGTACTTCCTCGCAGTCGCCCGGTCCGGCACCGGCGGCACCATGTACTACCGGGCGGTCACCGCCGCCACCCTCACCACCGCCAGCCTCGCCGGGTCATCGGCGTCCACGAACATCGCGAACCTGCGGATCGGGGACTCCCCGTGGGGTGCGGAATGGCTCAACGGGCGGGTCGCCGCGTTCAAGTTCTACAACGGGGCGGCGCTCACCCAAGCCGAAATTGAGCGCGAGTCGTGGCAGTACCAGCCGTCGCGGACAGCGAACCTGACCACTTTCTACCCGTTCCTCACCGCAGGCACCGTCGACTACTCCGGCAACGGGCACACCCTGTCCGGGGGGCCGTCGGGCACGGTCACCGAGGACGGCCCCCCGATCCCGTGGTCGCTGCTGATTGAACCTGGCGCTGTGATCCCGCCGGTGTCGACCGGGACGAACGCGTCCGCGGAAAACGCCGCCGGCACTGGCGCGGCGAACAGCCCCACCCCAAAGGTTGCGCCGAACGCCGAACACGCCGCCGGCACCGGCGCGGCGAACGACCCGGCGTTGAAGGTTGCGCCGAACGCCGAACACGCCGCCGGCACGGGCGCGGCCGAGCAACCCGCCATCACCGCGTCGGGTAACGCATCCGCCGAGCTCGCCTCCGGGACCGGCGCGGCCAACGCCCCAACGCCCGCGGTCTCTGTCGTCTCGGAGAGTGTCGCCGCAACCGGCGCCGCGAACACCCCCACCCCCGCGGTGGCAGCCCCCGCCGGGCACGCCACCGGCACGGGCGCAGCCGAGCAACCCGCCATCACCGCCGACGGTAACGCCACCGCCGAACTCGCCTCCGGCACCGGAACATCGAACCAGCCCACCCCGTCGGTGTCGGTTGCAGCCGACAACGCTGCAGGAACGGGCACCTCGAACACCCCCACCCCAGCGGTCGCACCCGCAGCGGGGAACGCCACCGGGACCGGGGCAGCGAACGACGCCACCGTCTCCACCGAAGCCGCCACCAACGCCAACGCCGGGCACGCTGCAGGTACCGGCGCCGCTGACAACCCGGCTACGTCCATCTCAG